TTAATACGGCATAGTGAACTGACTCACACGCCATGCGCCACGCTCCATGACCAGGGTGAAGGTGTCGGTCTGCTCTGAGGTGTCGCCGCTGTCCGGCTCTTCATAGGAGGCAGTGACGGAGAAGGTCAGCGTGCTGTCTGTGCTTGCGGTGAGCGCCGTCACCTTTGCGGAGACATAGGAGATATCGGCACCACGGTCGCCCAGTCTGCCGTAGAGCTTGTCGTCTACCATCTGGAACATTCCGTCGAAGTCGGATTCATGTCCGGACTGCGCAAAGACAGAATAGTATTCCGCCTCTGCCGCCTCGATGGAGTCGCAGCTGGTGATGCGCACATAGCCGTCCTCGGTGGTGTCGCTGTTGTCATAGGTGAAACAGTCGCTGGTGCAGCGATAGGTGTAATAGGTCTGGCAGGCGGTGTCGTAGATCTGCTGTGCCTGCGCCACCCACTGGTCGGCAGTCATGCCGGTGTCGCCGATGGTCTCCTGGCTCTGTGCCGCCGGAGCATCTGTGGTCTCGGCGGTGCTTTCCTCTTCCGATGCGGAGAGGTCGGTGTCCGTCTCGGCAGTTTCTGCCGCAGGCTCGGTCTCGGCGGTCTCTGCCGGAGCAGTGGTCTCGGCGGCGGTAGTTGCCGCATTCATGTCCACCTGGGTCTGGCTGCCGTCGGAAACGTCTGTACAGCCTGTCATCAAAGCCGCCATGGTGCAGAGTGCAGCAAAGGCAGCCATCATTTTCTTTTGCATGAAAACTCCTTTCACAAAAGGGCGTGTTTCTGTCACGATCCCGGTGCATTCCCCTCAGAGCGCTGCACAGCGTCCCCCTGCACCCGTGGATCTCCGCTGCACCAGCCAAAGCGTATCCCGGTGCAGTTACCCCTGTCCTCTATTATACCACGGCTTTTCGGAAAAGGCAAGCATTTTCTGATGGAACAAACTGCGAGGTGTCCGGCGTTTTCATGGCGTGAATTTTTCATCGTAGGGTGAATGCTGTTCGCCCGTTGGGATGCCTTTTCTTTTTGGAAAAAGGTCGGGTCGATGTGGCTTGCTATCCTTGGTCAAGTCTGCCGTCGCCATTTCCGCTGGGCGACGGGCTGGGCATCGACCCCTACGGATTTCACGCTGCGAAATCCTGCAAGTCTGATTTTTCACACTATAATCAAAAAAGAAATAACCGCCCCAGAACTGCAAAACTCGGACAGTTATTTCTAAAATAATCTTACCTTGGGAGCAGACCGTCTACTGGTATGCTCTTTCTACTTCTATGATACGCCGGAATGCTCTGTTTGTCAAGGGCTTTTGTGAAAAGGTTTTGCATCATGTGGGCGAACACTGCCCGTCTCTGTGGTAAATTTGACAATTTTTGCAGAGTGTGGTATACTGGTTTTTGAGGGCATACCAATAACGGTAGGCGGTCTATTCCAGCTCCCGGAAGGGAGTGAGTAGTATGGAATACGTAACTTGGTCAGATTTGATTCAGTACAGTATCCTGATCGTTGCTATTATAGCAGTGATGCACGATATTTTCCATAACAACGACAACAAACGGAAATAACCGCCCCGACTGCTAAACCTGGGCGGTTATTCAAAAACGCTATAAGGGAGCAGACCGTCTACTGGTATGCTCTTTCTATTTCTATTATACGCCGGAATGCCCCGTTTGTCAAGGGCTTTTTTGTTGTTTGACAAATTGTGTGGTGTCCGGCGTTTCGATCGTGTAAATCTTTCCCTGTGCAATGTGATTGGAAACCCAGGGGCGAACGATGTTCGCCCCTACGGGTTTGTTTGCAATGTGTTTTTATTGCAGGGACTTTTCAAAGATGCAGCATCCTAAACGCACTCCTCACCCCAAAACCAAAAAGCACGCAACCCCGGGAACTTCCCGAAACTGCGTGCAAATTCTTGGAGCTGTTAACCAGATTCGAACTGGTGACCTCTTCCTTACCAAAGCATCTGTAAAAGTCAGAAGTATCACGAAAGCACGAGAGAAATGCGATAAAAACAGACGGTGTCAAACAACTCAGATATAAAATAAAATGAGAAAAAATAATCCTAACGTCGTACTAGTGTCGTACTATTTTTTATCCAATCCTAATAGTTTTCTAGTTGATTCTACATCGCTGTGAGCATATCGTTTCCGCAGCATTTGCAGATCAGCGTGCCCTAATACGTTTGCAACCGCAAAAAGATTTGCACCGCTGTTGACCCACAGGGTAGCTCTTGTGTGTCGGAGTTCATGCGGTGTAAGCTTCGGGATATCTATCCCTTGTTCTGCATAAAATTTCTGCATATCACGCATGAATACATTGTACCTTCTTTTCTGCCAGTTGCTTGGGGACTGTGGTTTTCCAGAATTATTTCCGAAAACATACTCACACTTGTGCGGACGAATCGACAATTTCTCAATATCAGATTCTGTGATAGGAATGATACGTTCTCGAAAATCGTTTTTCAAATTTCCTGCAACAATTTCCACTTTTCCTGTGGCTGCATTTTTTACTTCTGCTACACCTCGCTGCACATGAAGTGTTAAAGCGCTGGAATCAATATCTTCCCACTTGATTCCAAGCAGCTCCGAACGGGTGATACCATACGACAACATCAAAATGATTTCTAATCCGTATGGGTGCGTTTCTGCATAGCGTAAAACATAATCGCATTCTTCCGCTGTGTATGTGTGTTTTTCATGTTTCTTCACATTGCTTCGCAGACGGATATCATCACAGGGGTTTTTGTTGACAATATCGTTTTGTATCGCAGCGGCAAAAATTCGATGCAGCACCATTCTGTGGACTTTAAGGGTTTCCAAAGAATAAGCGTCCTGGTTTTGGTTAAAGTAGTTTTGAATGTCAATCTGCTTGATTCGGTTCATTCTTGCATTTTTGAAATATGGGATCAAATGCTTTTCAATTGTGTTTCTATAGTGCAGCTCATAGGTGCTGCCCTTAACCGTCCCTTTTAGAGACTCCAAAACCTTTTCAGCCCACACGGAAAAAGCAATGTCATTTGACTGAGGTGTTTCTCCGGTGATGTCATACACAGCCTGATCTACTTTGAACTGTTCTGCTTTGGCTTTGGCAGCTTCCTTACTGATTTTACTGTAGAATGATTTTCGGATTGGTCTGCCCATGGAATCACGTCCGACCGTGACTTTAACTTCATAAATGCCGTTTGCACGATTTGGCTTTTCCTTTTTCGGTCTGCCCATGCAATCACCTCATTCCTCCATGCAATCATACAACGTTGCGCCGTTTATAACGGACAACAGCACTTTGTCACTGCTCATGTCATTCATTACATTGATGCAAATAGATGCGTTGATGCCATATTCTTTTGACTTTTCATATAGAGCATTGCTTGTTTGTTCTATACCAGACCGCAACTCATTCCATTTCTGGGTGTCCCCGGTCAGCTTAGACTTTGTCACATCTACAACGATGCCGTCTGCCGTCAGATTGATCGTGTAATAATTCAGATCGCTGTCATACTGTACAGAAACATCGGAAAAAACATCCTGATCCTGGAACGATTCTTCCAGGATGCCCCGAAACAGCTCCGGAGAAATCACACCGCTGTCAGCCGGCTGTTCTGCTTGAGAACTGGACTGCGGCTTTACAGCAGCATCATTTTTGCTTTTCCCGTTGGAAAACAGCATACACAGCGCTGTGATCACAGCGGCAACTACAACAATAACGACCAGACAGCCGCACCCGGCACCCACTTTTCGTCCTGACGAATGGTGGGATTTTTTATGCCGTTTTTTCGACTTATCCCATTGCCAGTCATCCGGATCCGGAAGATTCGGAGCGATGAAGTCCGGCTGCGGAGCTGGGAATGCTTTGCCGCAGTTGGTACAATGCTTTGCTCCATCCTCATTTTGTGTGCCGCACTTCATGCAGTATTTCATATTTACCCCACCTATATTCAGATAATCTTGTCAAAATAAATCCAACAAGCTTTTCGCACCAAATCTTCTGTAACATCAAAATATTCAGCAAGCTGCCACACTTCACAGTACCCTTGTTCCATAGCTGCTTCCATCTCTGATTTTGGCAAGAGCTTTTCACAAGCCCATCTGTCCGCGCGGTATTCATGCCGGCTGACAAGATCGCAGCTGCTCCACCGATTATAGAATGCACCCTGCGTGCAGTGACCCAGCTCATGAGCGAGCCGGGTCTTTTTTTCTGCATTGGTTGGCATTTCGCTGTCGTCCATGCCAATATAGCAATCAAAATCATCTGTCTGTATCGACAAGGATTTTGTCTTTGGAAGCGGAAACGGTATGACTTCTATATTTTCAACGTCTGCAATATGATATAGATCATCGAGGTTCATTTTTTATCCTTTCGCTTATTTTCCTCACGCAGCTTGACCATTTCAGCAAACTGCTTGACCTCTGCATACATTTCATCGGTGATTCCCTCAGCACCGTGGAATAAGGCAAATTTGATGTCGTTTTCTGACACTGGGTCTTTTTCGTTCTCTGTTTCGTTTCCAACAAGATAGTCTACAGAAACGTGAAAATAGTTTGCAATACGCTTGATCGTCTCAATGTCAGGCGTTCGTTTCCCTGTTTCCCACATAGCAATAGTTCCATTGGAAATAGAGAAAACGTCCGCAAATTCAGCCTGCGTCATTCCACTATCTGAACGTAATTTTTTGAGTTTATCTGCCAACATGGCAATCACCTCCGTCTGTTGTTATAATATCACAATTTGTGAGGATTGTCAATCAAAACGCTAACGTTTTGTGCATACTAACGAAATGTTAGGAATAGCATTGACATCCTCACATAATGTGTGCTACAATACTAACAGAACGTTAGGAACAATGAGGTGACAACATGATAACCATACGCAAAATCCGCTTAGAACGTGGCATGACCCAGAAAGAACTTGCACGCTGTCTAAACGTAACGCCGAATGCTGTTACACAATGGGAAAAAGGCACACGGAATCCAAGCCTGAACAACGTGAAGAAAATGGCGGAAATCCTGCACTGCACAACGGATGAAATTTTAGGTTCTGTAGGAGGTGAATCCGATGAATCATAAGATACCATACGCAAAACCCGTATTCCTATGCAATCCAGAGAAGAACACCATTTGCCGCAAAGCTGCCTGTCAGTTGCACTGCCGGCACACAACGCACCGAGAATTTGCACAGCTGGACAAGCATGGAAGTCCCATACAAGCGGATATTACCAAGGAAGGAGCAGGACATGAAAGCAGAAGAAAAGATTCAATCGTTTTTGGAACAGGACAATGAAAAGATCTCCGAGATCATCGAAAAATATCCCAGACAAATCCCGGTTGCAGTTGTGGCAGAACTGTTTGGCTGCCATGCCGACAGTGTTCGCATGGCGTTGGAGCAATCCAGTGTGTTCGGTTTGGGATTCCGGCAGTCCGGCAAACTAAACCGTGCTTTTGTGATTCCAACCGGCGTATTCGTCCGGTGGTATTTGGGGGTGTCTGCATGAATTGGATTGAAAGGAAATGGATATGTTTATCAAAACAAAAGGTATGAGCTTTAGAGAAATCACGCACATAGCTGTATTATATCCGGCTGTGCTGTGTAAGTTTGCCGGCGGTGGATATGAAATTTGTACCGTAGACTACGACTGTTACAGAAATGGTGAAAACGCTGTCATGAAAGGTTATCCGGTCGGCTGGAACACTAGAAACAGCGGTAGAATTGTTGACGCTTACAAGGTAGTTTTTGATGAAAAATCGGGAAATATCAGTAACTGGCACGGTGACTACACGGACGAAACAGAGCCAAAGAAAGGCGAACACTGCTACATTTTGATTGAGTGGAAGAAGTACGGACACCCAACGTATGAAATACGGCAAGCCGTCTATGATGGGAAAACGGGTTTTATCGGATGGCCAGAAAGTTCCGAATTGTCGGTTCTGGGTTTTATGCATATCCGGAAAGACGGTATGCCGTTTTGAGTTTCTCCGTCCTGAGCATGACGTAAAACCGCTCTCCACTGCCCCGAATGGGGCTACCCTCCATTTTTTATCTCCCCTATGCGGCGGTACTGGCAGCCGCCGCAAATACAGTGATGCAGTCATATCTGGGGAATGACACCCCCCAGACTGCCGGTGCAACTCCGGCACACTGCCCCAACATCTCCAATGTCATAGGTACTCCTTTCCGTGCGGCGGTATAGTACACCGCCGCAGATCGGGCGATGCAGTCATGATGTGGGAATAATCACCCCACATCTTCCGGTGCAGCTCCGGAATGCCCTGCCATGCCCAGTTGCCGGCAGTCAGACAACGAACGGAATCCGTTGGCACACACGCAACAGCGACCACAGGCGGCTTATTACCTGTAGCTGCACGGTTATATATCGTCCCGTGATTACACGATACACCGTGCCGGTGCTTCTGGTGCATTGAGCAGATCAGTGCACTTCCACAAATAAATTAATGGAGGAGGAAAGGAAATGGCTTTCTATTGTGAACAGGATTTCGTCACCGAAGAATGCCCGCACTGCGGCAAGGAAGTCACGGTATACTGGGACGAGGAGCAGGACGGACATGTCATGCACTGCCCATTCTGCGGTGAATCCATGCTGCTGTGCAGTATCTGTCCGGAAAGCAGCTGTGACTGGACAGAGGAACACGGCTGCAAGGTAGAACGAAAGGAGGTATCATCATGTCAAAACGATATTACTGGCTGAAACTGAAAGAGGACTTCTTTCGAGATAAGGTCATGAAGAAAATGCGGAAGATCGCAGGCGGTGACACCTATGTGGTCATCTATCTGAAAATGATGCTCATGAGCATTCAGACAGGCGGCGAACTCTACTTTGAGGGCATCGAAAACGACTTTGCGGACGAGCTGGCACTTGCACTGGACGAAGATGAAGAAAACGTCAGAGTGGCACTTGGTTTCCTGATGCGTTCCGGAAAGCTGATTGAAAAAAGTAAATCAGTTTACTTTATGCCGGAAGCCAATGAAGCCATTGGTTCAGAAAGCAGCAGTGCGGAAAGAGTACGGAAATTCCGTGAAAAACAGAAGCAGGAACAACTGGAAGCAGAAGTTGCTGTTGCGTTGCCCTGTACAGCAGAAACGCCTGAAATGTTACAATGTAACACAGGAGAAACGCCTTGTAACGTTACCTGTAACGTAGAGAAGAGTAGAGAAGAGAAGAGTAGAGTAGATAAGAGGGAGAATATAGCGCAGCCGGACAAGCCGACTGACTCTCCTGCTCCTAAATCAAAGCGATTTGTAAAACCGACTTTGGAAGAAATCAGAGCTTACTGTCAGAGCAGGCAGAACGGTGTAGATGCAGAACGCTTTTACGACTACTACGAATCCAACGGCTGGCGTGTGGGGAAATCTCCCATGAAAGACTGGAAAGCAGCCGTGAGAACGTGGGAGCGGAGTGAGTGGAACCGTGGAGGTGAAAAGTATGGAAGCAATTCAGAACCTGTTGCAGATCGATGGGAAACAAAATTCTGATGCCGGAATCACACCGGAATCCTATGACAAGATGCGGTGTGACTGGTACAATCAATCACGGGGCAACCTTACCGGATATGATTGCCCTAAGTGCCGGAACAAGGGCAGTATCGCCTACTTGCAGGACGGCGTAGAAATGCACCGTATCTGTGAGTGCATGGCGATCCGGCAGAATCAGTCCAACATCACACAGTCCGGACTGGCAGAAACGATACGCACCAAAACATTTGATGCATATCAGTGCAAAGAAGACTGGCAAACTGCACTGAAAGAAAACGTGATGCACTATGCTGAAAAGAACCGTCCGCAATGGCTGTATATCGGCGGGCAAAGTGGAGCAGGCAAAACGCATCTGTGTATGGCTGTCTGTGGTGTCCTGCTCCAGAGAGGACTGCAAGTGCGGTATGAGATGTGGCAGACAATTTTTCGCGATCTAAGCCAATTTGCTACCCGACAGGAACGTTTTCAGCAGCTGACACAGGCACAAGTGCTGTACATAGACGACTTCCTGAAGCCGATCGGCGGCAATGTCGGTGATACAAATCCAAAGGAAATCAGCATTGCATTTGAGCTGCTGAACGAACGGTACACTCGAAACATGGTCACAATCATTTCCAGTGAACGTATCTTCCGTGATCTGCTTGCAGCGGACAAGGCGTTGGCAGGACGTATCAAGGAACGCTGCGGCGGGTATCTGTTCGCGATAATGAGAAGTGATGAAAAGAACTGGAGATTGAGGTGAGTGCAGTCATGGACATGGAGCAAGTGGCAATCGAGCGCTTGAAATTGGCGGCAATGCTGTCGGAACAGTATTATCATAAGCCGCTGATGATTTGTTATTCCGGCGGCAAGGACAGTGATGTATTGCTAGAACTGGCACACAGAGCAGGGATACGCTACGAAGTACAGCATAGCCTGACAACTGTTGATGCACCCGAAACCATACGGCACATCAAAGCAAAATTTCAAAAGCTGGAAGAAATGGGAATTCCGTGCGAAATCAATAATCCTAAAATGAGTATGTGGCAGTTGATACCGCACAAGAAGATTCTTCCGACAAGAATTATCCGCTACTGTTGTGCAGTCTTAAAAGAGCCTGCGGGAGATCATAGGCACATCGCAACTGGTGTCAGATGGGTAGAGAGTGTCAAACGCCGTAAGAGGAGCGTGCAGGAAGTTATCACAAAAAAACACAATGATAAAATCATCTTGACAAATGATAATGATGATAAGCGGTGCTTTGTGGAACATTGCCAAATGCGTGCAAAGACAGTAACAAACCCTGTTATAGATTGGACAGATCATGATATTTACCAGTTCATAGAACAAGAACACCTCTGTATCAATCCATTATATCATCAAGGATTCAAACGAATCGGTTGTATCGGCTGTCCTATGGCTGGACGTAAAATGAGAGAGTTAGAGTTTGCACGTTATCCAACTTACAAAAGGGCGTACCTACATGCAATCGAACGTATGATGCAGGCAAGTGCAGCAACCGGCATGAAACCACTTCCACAAAAGACGGCACAGGGCGTTTTTGACTGGTGGATGGAAACAGGAATTTTAGACGGACAAATGATGTTTGACACAGAGCAGGAGGATACCCATGGAAATCAACGTACAGTTTGACCCGCCCCGTTCCACCGCCCAAGAAAAGCAGTACACCCAAAAAAACGGCAGAGTGATTGTATACGAAAGCAAACAGGCAAAAGCGGCGAAACAGCTGCTCCGGCTGGTGCTTGCACCGTATACGCCCAGAAAGCCGCTGACCGGAGCAGTGGCACTGTATGTCACATGGCGGTTTCCATACAAGGGCAAGGCGCATTTTGACGGCGAGTATAAGACCACCCGACCGGACACAGACAATCTGGACAAGGCGCTAAAGGATGTCATGACCGGTTTGGGATACTGGAAAGATGATGCACTGGTAGCCAGAGAGCATATCGAAAAAATCTGGCACAAGGAACACCCCGGACTGTATGTGCGGATCGTGGACATTTCAGAAGCAATGGCATTAAGCCCAAAAGGACAAGAGAGGTGGTAACATGGGAAAACTGGTAGAACATCTGATGCGGTGTGCAGTATGTGGTGCTGTTCCCGTAATCAGCGATATTTATGAAATTGACCCTAGTGAGGGGCATGATTACAAGCTGTTCTGTTCTAAATGCGGCGTGTATAACAGCACCGGTGAATGGTATGAGAATAAGTACGAGGCGTGTCTGGCTTGGAACAGACGGCAACAGGAAAATGAAACTGGGAAACGAAAAAAGCTTTCCGATCAAGTAACGGATAGCATTGCAACCGAAACAATCAAGTCACTGTTCATCGCCGCTGAAACCATAGAAAAACTGCGGAAAGAAAAAGCAGAGCGAGAATGTGTCATAAAGCGATTGCAGCAATGGAGAATTAACTTGGCAATCAAAAGTCCGCTTGCAAATATCTCCGGCTTGTGTTGCGTTCATTGCGATCACAAAGATGAATACATCATCGAGTTGCAAGAGGAAAATGAGAAGTTAAAGCGGCTGCTGAATGCAAAAAAGGTTGACCTAGGAGAACAATCATGACAGCACCATGCAAGAACTGTCCGGAACGTGAAATCGGCTGCCATAGTATGTGTGACCGATATATCCGGTACGCAAAGCAGCGTGAGAAGATACGGGAGAATCGAAAGCAGGAGCAGCTTGCAGACCCGACCGTATTTCTCGCAGAATCCGCCAGAAAAGTAAAATGGGATCTGTACAAGAAACGGAGGAAATAACATGGCGAAAAAGAAACCGCAGAAAGGCACGCTGAACTGGTGCATCAAACAGGCAGCTGCCTACGGCGTAAGCTACGGAAGATACATGGCAGAATATTACGAACGAGATATGCAGAAAGGAGCAGGCAAATGCTGCAAGAAGAATTCAAAAGACTGACAGACAAGCCGTTCACCGAAGATGAATTTGAAAAGATCCACTATGTGTACTGCTACTATCCGGGCATCACGACTCATGCGGACATCGCGCTGATCTGGGCAATCGGCGGTATTCGTCTGATCGAGGATATGCTGCCGACAGCACGAAAAGTGGAAGAGGCGGAAAACCGTGTCAGCAAAGCCCGGCGTGATTATGAAACCGCACGAGAATACCTGGATGCGGTACTTGCTCCGGAAAGAACAGTTCCGGAAGTGATCGAAGATATCATGGTGCGGAGGTGAATGCGGTATGGGACAGATGACATTGATCCTTGTGCTGCTGATTCCGAGCGGACTGCTGATTGCAAAATGTCTGAGCAGAGCAGGCTGGAACAAGGCGGCACTTGCTCTGCTTGGGGCGACTGTGATGCTTGGGATAGCTGCACTGTTGTGGGGGTGAGATAAAATGAGCGGTGGAAGTCATGGATATATCTATTCAGCGATTCAAGATGAATTGTGCGGACAGATGAAAGATGCAGAACTGAATGACCTTATGTGGGATGTTGCGAAACTGGCACATGACCTGGAGTGGGCTGATAGTTGCGATATTTCAAAAGAAAGCTATTTCAAAACTGTGGAAGAATTCAAAGCAAAGTGGTTTTATACACCACGAGAAAAACGCTTAAAAGAATACATTGACGAAAAAATCAAGCGAACTACAGAGGAACTTTACAGATTGGTTGGTAATGTAAAATAATCAAAAGAGCAGGCCGGAGGTGAAGCCATGACACAGGAACAGGCAAAGAAAAAAGAATGGCTGCAACGCTGCCTGCACGAAACACAGAAGCTGGAAGCCATGACGATGTGCGGCAAGTATACAGAAACAGAATGTTTCCAGACAGAGCAGGTCGTACAGCAGACACAGCGAGAGATCAAGTGTTGCATTGCCGCTCTGAACAATCCAGAACTGGAAGCTGTGCTGATTCGGCGGTACATCGTATTCCAAAGTTGGGAACAGATCGCAGAGGAAATGCACTACTCTGTTCGGACGATATTACGCCGCCACACAGACGCTTTGGAAAAGTTGTCACTGAATGGCACTCGCTGTCATTGAATGGCAGTCCTGTTTTGTGTATAATGAGAATAGAAACCAAGATACCGGTACGGAAACGTGCCGGTATTTGTGTTAGGAGGATTACAATGCAGGCGTTTGCAGAATCGTTCTACAAGTCCCGTGCATGGCGTGAATGCCGTGATGCGTATGCCGCATCGGTAGGCGGACTGTGTGAACCTTGCATTGCACGAGGGCTGCACACTGCCGGCGTGATCGTACACCACAAGGTGCATCTGACACCGGACAATATCCATGATCCAGCTGTGTCCTTGTGCTGGGACAACTTGCAGCTGGTCTGCCGTGACTGTCATGCCGCACTGCACGGCGGCAAACGTTGCCGCATCAATGCAGATGGAAGTGTAGATGCGCGCTGGTAGTCCCCCCCACTTGAAAATTTGGAATACCCTTGTGGAGACCGATGGGTGGAGGTCAATTTTCCTCTCCATGCGTGCGTAAGGGGTGTGTCCGGAAAGGAGATGTCCGAAAGTGACCGTAAAGAACCGAATCCGAAAAGAAAACGCAAGACTGCTGAAACTATATGCTGCCCTGCCTGCCAACAAGTTGGAGATCGTCACGCCGCTGATCCAGAATGCAGCGTTCTTGAAAGTCACGCTGGAAGATCTGCAAACCGAGATCAACAGTCAAGGGTGTGTGGACACCTACCAGAACGGCAAGGCACAATCCGGCAAGAAAGCCAGTGCAGAAATTTCTGCCTACAACACGTCCCTGAAAAATTACACCACGATCATTGAAAAGCTGGACAAGATGCTGCCGCCGGAACAGAAGAAATCCAAGCTGGACGCATTTACAAATGACGAATGACATTTACGCCTACTATCAGCAAATCGAAGACGGCACGATCCCGGTTGGCGAATGGGTACGGCTGGCGTATCGCTATGTGATACACGGATTGGAAAGCGGCGAGTTTACCTTTGACCAAAAGAAGGCTTCTCGTGCGATTCGGTTCATTGAAAGTTTCTGCCACCACAGTGAGGGTTCACTTGCACCGCAGCTGCTCCGGCTGGAACTGTGGCAGCGTGCTTGTGTTTCGGTCATCTTCGGCATTCTGGATCACAATGGCAACCGGCAGTTTCGGGAAGTTCCAATTGTTGTCGGGCGAAAAAACGGTAAGACACTATTTTTGTCCGGCATTGCTGTGTACTGTCTATTCATGGACGGTGAATATGGTGCCCGTATATTCTGTGTTGCTCCCAAACTGGATCAGGCAGATATTGTCTATCACGATATTTGGCAGACCATTTCCAGCGAACCGGAACTAATGGATCTGATCAAGCGGCGTAAGTCTGACTACTATGTGGAATCCACCAATAGCAGCGTCAAGAAAATTGCATTTAACGCTAAGAAGTCTGACGGATTCAATCCGCATCTGGTCATCTGTGATGAGATTGCAAGCTGGCCTGGAGATACCGGATTGAAACAGTACGAGGTCATGAAGTCCGCATTTGGAGCCAGACGGCAGCCGTTGTTGCTGAGCTGCTCTACTTCCGGATACGTCAATGACGGCATTTATGATGAACTGATCAAGCGGTGTACCCGATTTCTGAAAGGTGACAGCAAGGAAAAACGGCTGTTTCCCCTGCTGTACATGATCGATGACATTGAGAAGTGGAACGACATCAACGAACTGCGAAAATCTAACCCGAATCTGGGTGTATCTGTTTCAGTAGATTATATGCTGGAAGAAATCGCAGTTGCAGAGGGCAGCTTGTCCAAGAAAGCGGAATTTCTTACGAAATACTGCAACATCAAGCAGTCCAGTTCTCAGGCATGGTTAAAGGCAACGGCGGTGGAACACGCCTGCGGAAAGCCGCTGCATCTGGAAGACTTCCAGGGCAGCTATTGCGTTGCCGGCGTAGACTTGTCACAGACTACGGACTTGACAGCAGCAACGATCGTCATTGAAAAAGACGGTGTGCTGTATGTGTTTGCAAAGTTCTGGTTGCCACCGGAAAAACTGGAGGAAGCCACTGCACGGGACGGTGTTCCCTATCAGATCTATGTGCAGCGTGGCTTGCTGGAACTGTCCGGCGAAAACTTTGTGGATTACCATGACTGCTACCGTTGGCTATGCGACATGATCGAACAGTATGAGATCTATCCGCTAATGGTGGGATACGACCGCTATTCTGCACAGTATCTGATTCAGGACTTGAAAACGTATGGTTTCTGCACCGATGATGTGTATCAGGGTGACAACCTTTATCCGGTGCTGTTGGAAATGGAAGGACTGTTCAAGGACAAAAAAATTTGCATCGGTGACAACGACCTGTTAAAACTGCATCTGCTGAATGCAGCAATCAAAATGAACAACGAACGAGGACGGGGCAAACTGGTAAAGTTGTCTGCCAACGCACACATTGACGGCTGTGCGGCTCTGGCAGATGCCTTCACTGTCCGGCAGAAATACTACGACCAATACGGCATACAGCTACAGAACGGAGCGTGAGTACATGGGGCTGTTTCAAAAATTATGGGGCAATCGTCCATCGAAATCCGCTGCGGCAGCCGCATCGTATTTCCGCACACTGACCGGATATGCACCGGTATTCACCAACTGGCACGGGTGCCTATACGAATCGGCACTTGTGCGGTCTGCCATTGATGTCCGGGCAAGGCACATTTCCAAACTGAAAGCAGACATCATGGGCACGGCAAAGCCCAAGCTGCGGACAAGACTGAAACAAAGCCCAAACGAGTGGCAGACATGGGGACAGTTTCTCTATCGCCTGTCCACCATTCTGGATATGCAGAATACGGCGTTTATTGTCCCTGTGTTCGGATCATACGATGAAATCACCGGATACTATCCAGTTCTTCCGTCACAGTGCAGCATCATTGATGTACACAGCGAACCGTTTCTGCGGTATCGGTTTTCATCCGGGGAAACAGCAGCGGTGGAACTTCTCAGCTGTGGGATACTGACCAAATTTCAGTATCAAGACGATTTCTTCGGCAGCAGCAATGCAGCCCTGACTCCGACCATGGATCTGATCCACTTGCAGAATCAGGCAATCACCGAAGCAGTCAAAAACAGCAACACCTACCGGTTCATGGCGAGAATCAACAATTTCACCAAACCGGAAGATCTTGCAAAGGAGCGAAAGCGATTCTCACGGGAGAATTTTGAAGCGGACGGCGGCGGAATCCTGCTGTTTCCAAACACCTACAGCGACATCAAGCAGCTGTCCCAAACGTCCTACACGGTAGACAAAGAGCAGGCGGCACAGATCCAGAACAACGTATACAGCTATTTTGGCGTGAATGAAGATGTGCTGCAAAGCAAGGCATACGGCGATGCGTGGCAGGCGTTCTACGAGGGCTGCATAGAACCGTTTGCCATACAGTTTTCCGATGTGATGACGCAATGCGTCTACACACCTGTGGAACGCACCAACGGGAACGGTATCATGCTGACATCTAACCGGCTGCAATATATGTCCACCACAGAAAAGCTGAAAGTGGCATCTCAGATGATGGACAGAGGTGTCTTTTCCGTCAATGAAGTTCGTGAGATATTCAACGCAGCACCAGTGGAAGGCGGCGATGTCCGCACCATTCGTGGCGAATATAAACGCACAGAGGAACTGGAAGATGCCGAAGAAAACCAGAAAGACGAGGTGGAGCAATGACAGAACAGGAAATGGAACAGCTGATGCAGCGGCTCAGCGCCGGACGGGAATACCGGCTGATGCAGAGCTTTTCCGTGCGCAGCAATTCCAATGATGATTCCGGCATGATCGCAGACGGCTATGCAACAACATTCAATCAACCATATCTGCTGTATGATTTTGGTGATTACAAGGTCTATGAACAAATCGACAGCAGAGCATTTGATGATTGCGATATGTCTGACGTGATCATGCAGTATGACCACAGGGGCAGAGTGTTTGCCAGAACGTCAAACAAGACACTGGAACTCAACCCGGACAACATCGGGCTGTATTTTCGGGCAGATCTGTCCGGTACGACCATCGGCAATCAGCTGTACGAGGAAATCAAGGGTGGCTATACGACAAAAATGTCGTTTGGATTTGTAGTAGGCGAACAGAAATCGGAGTATGTGGAGGACAAGGAACACAACACTGTCACGGTGACACGGACTATCACAAAAATCCGAAAGCTGTACGATGTCAGTGCAGTATCTATCCCTGCCAATGATGCCACACAGATCAGTGCACGCAGTATCTCTGACGGATTGATCAGAGAGATTGCGGCGGAGCGCAAAAAAGCACTGGATCACATACGCAAACGAAAGAAACTGGAACTCAAACTAAGACTTATGGAGGTATGAGATATGACACCGGAAGAAATCAGAGCATTGACTATTGAGGGCGTAGAGCAGCGTATTGCGGCGATCCGCACTGAGATGGAATCCGAGAGCGCCGACATTGACGCACTGACAAGCGAGGTGGACGCACTGGAAGCACGGCGTACACAGCTGCATGACATGGCACAGCGCCGGGCGCAGCTGAGAAATTGTGTTGCGGCAGGCACGGAGGGTACTGTCACCAGATCGTTCCCGTCTGACAGCACCGGCACGCCGGAGCAGTCTTACAATCGCAACAGCCCGGAATACCGCACAGCATGGCTGAAAAACATGGCCGTGCGTGACGGTGTGCATCTGCTGGGCGAAATGACCAAGCAGGAACGTGCGGCATATACCATGACTACTGCAAACACTGCTGCACCTGTCCCGACAGAGATCATGAACCGCATTGTTGACCTGGTACAGTCGTCTACTGCAATCTATTCCGATGCTACCAAGTCCGGCATGACAAGCGGTTTTGCAATTCCCCGAATCAAGTCTATCAAACAGGGTGATGCCAAAGAAACTGCCGAAGGCGTGGCAAACGATGACGAACAGGACACATGGGATCAGCTGTCTCTGGACGGCGTAGAGATCAAAAAGCATCTGGTCATCACCAGAAAGATGACATGGCAGTCTATTGCTGCATTTGAAACATGGATCGCAGAACATCTGGCACGGCGTATCGGTAATGCAAAGGACAAGCGCTGCATCACACAGCTGGACAGCACCACCTATGGCATTGATACTGACAATGTGCTGACCGATCAGGCATACGATGATGCGGCAATTCGTGGTATTATGGCAAAGGTCAAGGAAGAAGGCGTAAGATGCGTCTATGCCAACAGCAACACCGTGTGGAACGGTTTGTTTGGCATTCAGGACGCAAACAAGCGACCGATCTTCCTGCCGGATCAGACAGGTGATCCTAAAATTGCAGGCTATATCTACGGTGCAGCTGTCAAGATCGATGAGAATGTAGCGGATAATACCGCTTATGTCGGTGTACCGTCCAGTCTGTTGGCGAACAATTTCGAGGAACTGTACATCTCCAATCAGCAGGAAGCAAAGACGTTCAACACTGTCGTTGGCGGTTATTCCCTGTTTGATGCCGGTCTGGAAAATCCCAAGGCATTTGTCAAGGTAACATTCAAAACCACTGGCGAATAAGGAGTGATGCACCATGGCAATGCTGGATAAGGCAAAGTTGTCACTGCGTGTCTGCACCGATGCGTTTGACGATGAAATCCTAGATCTGATCGCAGCGGCAAAGCTGGATTTGGGCATTGCCGGTGTATCAGAAACCGAAGAAACAGACCATCTGGTCAGTCGTGCCATTGTCACCTACTGTCGGATGAATTTCGGACAGCCAGACGATTACGACCGACTGAAAGCATCCTACGATGAACAAAAGGCGCAGCTGTCCATGGCTACCGGATACACAGATTGGAGGGATTCGATTGGATCGCAGTGATGTGCTGACACTGATCCGGCAGAATATCTCCAAAGGTGCAGACGGCATCCAGAAACAGCAGGACGAATCCAAGCGGCAAGTATTCTGCAATGTGTCCAGCGTATCCGGTACGGAGTGGCTGGAAGCCGGCAGGAACGGCATTAAGCCGGAATACCGGTTCACCGTATTCGCGCCGGACTATGCCGGCGAAACAGTCTGTGAGTACAACGGCAGCCGCTACAGCGTGTACCGAACATATCAGGGCAAAAACGACACACTGGAACTGTATGTCAAAAAGAAAGGCGGTGTACAGCCATGAGCCATATGAAAGGCAGCGTCAACTACGGACAGGTGGCTGATGAAATCGCACAGATTCTGGCAGACTACGGCGATCATGCTGTAAAGGTGCTGAACGAAGAAGCCGAAAAATCCGGTGAAGCCTGCGCAAAGGCACTGCGGAAAAGTTCCCCGAAAGGCGGATCAAAGCGGAAACCGTACCGAAACGGCTGGACGTGCAAACTGGTAGACCGCAGAGGAACTGGCAGTCTGATCAAGACGGCAGTTGTCCACAACAAAAATAAGCCGCAGATTGCCCACCTGCTGGAATACGGGCATGCAAAAAGGAACGGCGGCAAAGTGGACGGCACCCCACACATCAGACCGGCAGAAGCAGAATACACAGAAGAATTTATGGATGCCGTAAAGCGGCGATTGGAGAACGGATCATGACCTATGCATCTATCAAGGATTTGCTTGACGAAATCGGTCTGCCATACACCTATGATCACTGGGACACGGAATCCGTGCCCGAATTGCCGTGGATTGTATTTACCTATCCGGGACGAGATGATTTTGTGGCAGATGATGGCATCTATCAAAAGATTATATCTCTACAGATTGATCTGTACACGGATCAAAAAGACCTGCAAGCAGAAGCAATGGTGGAACAGGTGCTGGAACAGAACGGCATTGTGTACACCAAGGAAGAAACCTATATCGCATCGGAAAAGATGTATGAAATCACATACGAAACGGAGCTGATTATCAATGGCTAATACCAATACCCCAAACAAAGTGAAATACGGTTTGGAAAACGTTGTCTATGCCAAAAAGACAGTAAGCGAAGCAGGAGAAATCACCTATGCAACACCGGTCAAAATTCCGGGTGCTGTCAACCTGTCCATGGATGCCAACGGCGAACCGGAGAACTTCTACGCAGATGACGGCGTGTATTTCGTTATCAATAACAACAACGGCTATGATGGTGATCTGGAAATTGCAATGATTCCGGAGTCATTTGCTACAGACATCCTGAATCAGACCAAGGACAAGAATGGCGTGCTGATCGAGAATGCTGATGCACAGCTGGAAGAGTTTGCACTTGGATTCCAGTTCAAGGGCGACCGTAAGCACATCCGACACTGGCTGTACAATTGCAATGCTTCCCGTCCGTCTGTGGCAGGCAAGACCACAGAAGCCACAAAGACACCGCAGACAGATACGCTGAAATTGTCTGCAACACCGTTGCCGAACGGATTGGTAAAGTGCCGTTCCGGTTCTGAAACCACTGCTGACGTATACAATGGCTGGTTTGGCAAAGTATACATGCCCGACACAACCACGGAGGTACAGACGACAGAATGAATGTAAAAATTGATAAGGGCATGACCAAGGAAATCATGATTGATGGTGTTCCGGTACTGTTCCGTGCAGATGCGTCTATCCCCCGTCTGTATCGTATCCACTTCGGGCGTGACGTTTTTGCAGATATGGGAGAATTGATAAAGCAGGTTGCACCGAATAAAAACGTAGAAGAAATCGCAAAGCAGAATCCGGAAGAACTGGAAAAGAGCGTAGACTTCGGCGAAATGAATACGGAAGCACTGGAAAATATTGCGTATATCATGGCATATCACGCTGATCGAGAAAATACAGCGGACAATATTGAGGACTGGCTTGCACAGTTTGGCATTATGTCTTTGGTAAGTGTTTTGCCGCAGATTCTGGAACTGTGGGGAATCAACACACAGTCCACCTCAGATGTAAAAAAAAAGAAAGACCCATTGACCGAGAAATAAATACCGCATTGTTTCTCCTGCGGTGTACGCAAATGGGACTGAATATGACAGATCTAAGTCTGCTGACCATCGGCATGGTGAGTGATATGATAATAGAATCCTTGAACGATTCTTACGATTATCCTAGCCTTGCGGTGCAGGCAGACTTTGATGCTTTTTAGGATGTGAAATCATGGCAGGAAACGGAAATCAAAAGATTCGTGGCATTACAATTGAACTGGACGGTGATGCGTCTGGTTTGATGAAATCGCTGTCTGACATTGGAAAAAGCCTGCGATCTACGCAGTCACAGCTGAACGATGTCAACAAGCTGCTAAAACTGGATCCCGGCAATATGGAACTCATTGCACAAAAACAGCGGTATCTGGGTGAAATGACAGAACAAACCGCAGAAAAGCTGGAAAAGCAAAAAGAAGTTCTTGCACAGCTGAAAGAGCAGGCGGCAAAAGGTGTAGACAATACAGATCAGCAAAACGCCATGCAGCGTGAAATTATTCAGACAACGAAATCTCTGGAAAAGCTGAAAGATGATCTGCGGAATCTGGACAGTGGCAGCGGTGCCAATGAAATTACAGAGGATATGCGTGATGTGGAGCAATCCGCAGAACGTGCTGCACAAAGCATATCAGAAATGGATAATGCCGCAGAGCCGGCAGCAGACAGTATGCAGGACATGGCCGATGCCGCTGACAAGATGCAGGAAAGCATTGGCGAAGCTGGAGAAACGCTGAAAAGCAGTGCATTTATGGACGCATCTGAAAAACTGTCCGGCGTGGCAGATAAAATCGTGGAAATTGGTAAAGCGTCTATGGACGAATTCAATGAAACGGAAAATGCCACCAGAAAAGCGGTATCCTACTTTGGAGAAACAGGAACGGCAGCAGAAGAAACAGCAGACATTATCCAAGATGTATATGGCAATGGTGTTGGTGACAGCATGGACACCGTGGCAGATTCTGTGATTACAGTTAAGAAGAACTTTGAAGATCTGTCCAAGGCAGACCTCACACATCTGACTGAGATCGGAACCACACTGGAAGAATCCTATGGGATTGACCTGTCAGAAACCATGCGTGGTGTCAACAGCCTAATGGAGCAGTTTGGTCTGACATCAGCCGAAGCCCTTGACTACGTGGTAAAAGGCACACAGAACGGCCTGGACAAGACGGATGAACTAGGCGATAATCTGTCTGAATATGCCGGGAAGTTTGCACAGGCAGGATATTCCGCAGGTGAGTATTTCCAGCTGCTGAACAATGGCCTTGACAATGGCGCATACAACCTGGATAAGGTCAATGACGCAATCAACGAGGTTACAAACCGCATTGCAGACGGCACAATTGAAAGAAACCTGGATTCCTACTCTGACCGTACCAAGCAGTTTTTTGAAGCGTGGAAGAATGGGAACGGCACACAAAAGGACGTTATTGACAGCATTGTCAACGATATTAGCAATGCCACCACACAACAAGACAAGCTAAATCTTGCTACAACAGCGTTTGGCACAATGGCGGAAGACGGCAGCCTGAAATTTATCACCGCACTGACATCTGTTGGGGATACATACAAAGATGTTACAGGTGCGGCCACAGAATTTTACAATCAGTCTACTACCCCGGCACAGCTGCTGGAATCAAATCTCCGAACATTGCGTCAGGCACTTGTCCCCGTTGGCGAAGCACTTATGACTGGATTGAATACAGTCCTGCCGCCAATAACTACGGCAGTCAAATTTTTAGCAACAATTTTTGGAGCAATGCCAGATTCCATGAAAGCTTTTGTTGCAATACTCGCTGGGCTAATTGTTGCTATGGCGAAAATTGCACCGATCATTACCGCCATATCTGTAGCCAATACTGCACTTAACATCTCACTTGGCCCGGTGCTGCTGATTATTCTGGCAATTGCGGCGGCCATCGCTGCGGTGATTGCTGTTGTAAAACACTGGGATGAAATCAGTGCGTGGCTGTCTGACACATGGAACACGCTTGCAGAAGATGCACAAATTACCTGGGACAACATCTCCACATTCTGGTCTGACACCTGGGACACCATCAAGGAAAAATCATCCAGTACATGGGACAGCATTTCTGAGGGTGCATCCATCTTCTGGGACAACTTCCTGACATTCTGGACGAATTGCGGCATAGGCATATACAACAGCACTGTCACAGCCTGGACAAACACCAAGACATGGCTGTCAAACACCTGGAGCAGCATGGTCACATTCGGTGCATCCTCATTCCTGACACTGCGCAGCAATATCAGCAACACCTGGAACGCCATAAGGTCGCATACATCAGCAACCTGGAACAATGTCAAGTCCACCATCTCCAACGCTATGAGCAATGCGTACAGCACCGTTTCTAGTCGTGCATCGTCCATGTATAGCGCAGCATCCAATCAGTTCAGCAACATCGTCAGCAGTGCCGCATCTGCGGCTGTAGGCGTGTATAACCACATTTACAGCGGATTTGAAAATGCATGGAGCTATATCACAGGACTCCCGGCAAAGGCGTTCCAGTGGGGCAGCGATCTGATTGACGGATTTGTCGGCGGCATTGAAAACTTCATTCACAAAGTGCATGATGCTGCCAGTGAAGTGGCTAGCATCATCACGCAGTATATCCACTTTTCCCGTCCGGACATCGGACCGTTGCGAGACTATGAAAAGTGGATGCCGGATATGATGCAGGGACTGGCAGACGGTATCCGACAGAATCAGTATCTTGTTGCCAATGCCATGCAGGGGCTTGCGTCCACGATGACAATTGCCGCACCGAACATCCAGAACAGCGCTCAGAGCGTTTCTGTAGACATGAGCGGTGTTTCCGCAGAAATCCGTTCAGCACTTACCACAATGCAATCTGGTGTCGATACGGGCAGCATTATCATTCCTGTGTACCTTGACGGCAGTAAGATCTATCAGGCAGTTGTCACGCAGGAACAGCGCATGAAATACCGTTCCGGAGGACGTTAAGATGCTAGGAAAATATATCACACTGAACGGCGTACAGCTGCCGAACCCACAGAAATGGAAAGAAAGCCACGATGTAGTAGAGAACAGCAAGGAAACCGAAGCAGGAACTACCGCAACGATCATCACACGATATGACAAGCTGAGCGTATCCGTAAGCTATCAGTGCAGCTCTGCATTTGCAAACCAATTGTACTCTCTGAGTATCAAAGATACGCTGACAATGCAGCTGAAAGGCGATACAAAAGAAAGCCGCACGGTCATGATCCGGGATTTTGAAAAGTCCCTGGAAAGCGGATCAGAACGAACCGCCGGGACAGATGGCCTGTGGAACGTAAGCTTTTCCATTCAAGAAATATAACGGGAGGTGCTGTGCCGTGTATACGGTATCGAAAGAATACAAGGAAGCGATGAAGCAGCCGGTGCAGCACTTCCGGATCCGTGGCACGATTGACAACACCATGGGGACGGTACTGGAATTTACCGAAAAGAATATTCTGCAATTCCGCACTGCCAATCAATGCACCGACTCCGGAACGATCAAGATCGGCGGCGTATACGTCGGAGAACTGTCTGCTGCATTTACAGGACTTCCTGCCTGGTTTCAATGGAATCCATACCGGCAAGGAACGATCATCAAGGCGTATGTGTCACGACTCCTGCCGTCTGGGCAGTGGGAAGAGATCCCATTGACACCCTATACTATGTCCACCATGGAGCGCACCGCCTTTGGGTGGGAAACAGTCGCCTATGACAATATGTCCAAACTGGACAAGACATATGACGGCTATGCATTTGCCGGCAGCATCTACAACATGGCAACTCTGGCTTGCAGTTTGTGCGGCATTGAGTTCGGCATGACCCAGATGGAAGTGCAGGCACTGCCAAACGGGAACTACAACTATTTCGCCATGTATCCAGAGAACGACATCGGCACATATCGGGATGTGATCTCCTATCTGGCACAGCTTGTGGGTGGATTTGCCACCATTAACCGGGACGGAAAGCTTGTGTTTCGCTGCTTTTCTACTGCCGCCACAGACACCATTACAAGCGATTGCCGCCTTACCGGGGCAAAGTTCTCCAACTTCAAAACAGAATACAACCGTATCACCTGTTATGACAAAGTGCAGAACCGTCAGCTGTACCGTGATGTGCCGATACTGGTCGGCACATACATGGATCTTGGGACAAATCCATTTTTGCAATACGGATTGCAGGAATGGAAACTGGACACGCTGAAAACCATTCTGTATGCACTATCTAGCTACAGCACAGAATCCACCCCGGGAGACCCGGCACACGCCCTGCATTATACACCGTTTTCTGCATCCATGTTTTCTGATCCGGCGTATGATCTTGGGGATGTGATCGAGTTCACCGGTGGAATTGCACCGGATAACAATCTAGGCTGCATCATGTCCTATACCTGGACGTACAACGACGAATACGAAATATCCGGATTCGGCAGCGATCCAGTATCAGACTGGGCAAAGTCTGCCGAAGATAAAGCAATCAGCGGCATCGGCGCATCTCTGGACGCACAGCAGATGCACTACTACAACTACACCAACGCCGCCCGGATCCTGATCGGCGACAATAGCCAGAAAACCGTGGTTAGTCTGCGGTTCGTATCATCAAAAACAACACAGATCAATTTCTTTGCGGAAATCAAGCTGCAAGCAGAAACCACAGAAACAGATACAGATGACCAGTACATCTGCACGGACGGCATCCTGACTGCCGCCTACTATCTGGGAATTGAAGAAATCGGCAGAGTTCGTCCGCAGTGGACATTGCAGGACGGTGTGCATACCCTGCACCTGTTCTTCCACTTTTCCGTGTCCGGCACGACCACCGAGGAATTTTCCGTGCGGTTCTATACCCAGGACTGCACGATCACCATTGATGCAGAATCACTCAACGCCACCATGGAAGGCACATTCCTTGCCGGAGAAGGCACATGGGACGGCATTATCTCTGCGGAAGACTTCCTGGACACGCCTATTTTCACCGATCCGGCAGATATGAAAATGCACATCAAGCAGACTACAGTATCCGAAAGCCGACAAAATCCGGTTACCACGGGCATCACGGACAAGATCACATTGTCCGTTACAGCAACGGAAATGACGTTCGGCAGTATTTCAGAATCGATCTCCAACTCTCTGGCAGATACTCGTTTCCTGATCGATGCCAAGAACAACAAAGGCACATACGACAACAGCATTACAATTTCTGACGGCGTATATCAGCTGTCAGATCAGTCTGTATCCGGCTGCATTCAAAAGACTGCCGATCTGTCTGACAGCAGCATTACCGGCATTACATCTCTGGAATGCACCTACACCGGGCTGGTATCTGTCCAGTACAGCTACGATGGCAGCACATGGACAGAGCAGGCAGCTATGGCAGACTTCCTGCAAACAGACCTTGACGCACTCTACAGCGGCATGACCACAGCCAGAACAATTGCCCTGCGCATATGGCTGGAGGGCAACGCCACGCTTAAAGAATTTGCAATCAACTACACGCTATAAAGGAGGACACATGCTGAAAGGAAAAACAGAATTGATCCTAACCGATGTCCGCACCGGATCACAGGAAAAAGTGTTGGAACATAACATGGTGACCAATGCTCTGTCAGATATTTTCCGGCAGGAAGGCTACATGAAAGACTGCGGCGTGATGTACAGCAGCATCGGACAGCCGCTGTACACGTCCCTGCTGGGCGGCATTTTGCTGTTTGACACAGCACTGGAAGAAGATGCGTCCAAGTACTATGCGCCGCCGGGTGTGCGTCTGACGGCATCTGGCGTGTATGGTATCAAGAATACCGTCAACAGCCTGCTTCGGGGAGATTATAATAGCGAGGAATCCAGGTTGGACTTAGATGCAAAAACCATGAAGTATGTCTATGATTTCCCCACGTCCAAAGGAAACGGCAAAATTGCAAGCGTATGCCTAACGTCAAAGTGGGCTGGATTCGATGGATATGGAGCAGCTGAAAACAACTATACCACAAGCGGCGATCAGTCCGGGAGCTTGTTGTACTCACTGGGCGGCAGCCGATACATGGCACACAATGGGGAATATACCATTGCCATAGACGAAAAAAACGATGTGATGTACTCTGTCGCATTTGAAAAAAATCCAGAGTCCACCTCGTATGATTATAAAATCATCGTTTATAAGCGCTGGGCAAATTTGAAGAATATCACAATTCTCCGGAACATCTACAGCTATCATCCACTAATGGAAAAAGTGGAACTGTCAACCGATAATTTCTATTCTTATTATTCGTCTATAAACTATGATCGAATCAGCAATGCGATTTATGTTGTGGTCAACAACACCAGCAGCCCTATTGGTTCCGGAAAAAAAATTATTATATACTGCATCCCCCTAGATACGCTTAAACTGACTAAGATGTTAGTCACAAACACAACAGGCACATCCATTGTGCCGGCTAACTGCTATGTGTACAACGGATATTTGTATTGTTTCAAAAGCGATGCTGTATATAAAATCAGATTATCTGCAAGTGGTGATGTCACAAGGATGTCAACCCCGTCAAACTTCCAGCCGGGATACACCAAGTGCATTTTTGAGCGCAATGGATTGATCTATGCTCCATACACATTCGGCGGCAGCAATGACCATAAAAATTATGCCATCATTGACACGGAGAAAAATATTGTTCTGTCCACCAATTGCCGTTCCGGCACATATACATATACTGGCGAATGGCAGATTGCGCCAATTATCGGAAATGACATCATGCTGTTCAAAAACGTCTATCGAAATTCCGAACCGGAAACAGGGACATTCCAGATGCAGACGAATTACCTCGCCACCATCAATAATCTGTCCACACCGATCACAAAGACGGCGGCACAAACCATGAAGGTGATCTACACCATATCGGAGGGAGAACCGGATGCAGATACAGTATAACGGAAAAAGCAAAATTCTGCGGCGCATTGTGGCGTTGGTCAATCGGTCACAGAATGTCGCACTGCGGCAGGACAGCACCGACAAGAACACACTGTACTGGACAGGTCTGGACGGCGTGGAGATCACTGTAAATATCCCTTCCGGGGCTGTGGAAGTAGATGCGGAACTGTCCGAAACAAGTACCAATCCGGTGGAGAATCAGGCAATCACCAAAGAACTCGCTCAAAAAGCCGACAAATCCGCTATCCCGACTGTAGGAGACGGTGTGCTGTCTGTGCAGCGTAACGGCAAGAGCGTGGGGACGTTTTCCGCAAATGCGGCAGAAAATGAGGCTATCAATATTCCCGTGCCGGAGAAGGTATCCGAACTGGAAAACGATGCCGGCTACGGAACATACACCAAGCCCGCCGCCGGAATCCCCAAGAGCGACCTTGCAAGCGGTGTGCAGGCAAGTCTGGGTAAGGCAGACACGGCACTGCAAAAGCATCAGGACATCGGCGGCAAGCTGGACAAGACCGGAGATGCAAGCAATACTACGGTAACATTTTCGGCGGCATCTGCCCGGGAGAATGTCAAGACGGGTGAAAAGCTGTCTGTGATCGTTGGCAAAATTGCTAAGTGGTTTGCGGATTTGAAAACGGTAGCGTTTACGGGAAGTTATAACGATCTGGCGAATAAGCCCACGATACCGGACGGATCTAAGTATCTGCCGTTGGCTGGTGGGGTAATGAACGGCGATATTGATATGGCTACAAACTTGAAAGACATTGTCGTTGGCTCGCATAAGTCTAGCACGTCAATTCCGACTGCTGTTGGTGGCGGGACAATTTCAGTAAAAGCGTCATTTGAAACAGGTTTGTCTGCTAGAAAGTCACTAATCGGATCGTGGCTAGATCAAAACAGTGTTTGGCACAGCGTAATTTCGGTTAGACATCGAAACGGCTATAGCGATGGCCCGAACTATGGTTTGTATATACGATCGTTGCTAGATAGCGGTGGAAGTCTGGTTTGGAACAAGCAAACTGGTGCTGGCAAGTGGCAAGGCGAGCGGGTGTTGCTGGATAGTGGAAATTACACCGACTACGCCCTTGGCAAAAGTGCTACTGCATCGGCTGCATCCAAGCTGTCAACCGCACGGAAAATCAACACGATTGCATTTGATGGAACAGCGGACATCGTTATCCCGAGATCCACAAAATACATGAACGCATCGTCTGGCACAGGTGGGCAAACTGGCTATGTCAAAGTAGCTACGTTTACTGTCAAGTCACAGTACACAAATATGCCGACTGTTGTCAGATATCGAAACCGACATACAATGCCAGTAGAATTGATTTTCAGGTTCAAAAACCAGTCAAGAGTTGATCCAGAACTGGAATTCATTTTACAAGTTGTTGAATTGACAGGCTATGGATACAAAGAGGCTTATCTATATAAATCAGCTACCAGCACATGGGACTTGATAATTGCAAAATCGGAGGCATGGGATTCTGTGCAGATATTGGATTGTCAACAAGCAGATGGTGTGTCTGTAACGTTTGAAAATACGCACGTCTCCACAGTACCGTCAACAGCAATTAGAGCTACAGTATACACTAGAGCAATGGTGACCAGTACCGTAGCCGCCGCCAACACCCTCACCGACTCCGGCTGGGTAGCCATGACCGTAGAGGGCTATGCCAAATCCGGCACTGTCAAGTATCGCACCTACGGCAAACAGATCACGATAACCGGAAGTGTTGCCCTAAAGAACGATATTGCTACCTCATATCCAGCACCGCAGTACATCGCTTCAACGACCTTTGACTTTTCCAAAATTGTCGGCTGTTCCGGTGTAGGGCGGTCATCGTCTGGCGTGGGGGCATATGTTACCGTAGAAAACTACAACGGAGATAACCTTGTATGCGTGTATGCTCTTGGCAGTAAAATCGCCGCTGGTGCCACATTATATTTTACGATCACTGGATTTATTGACTAGGAGGTAATTATGAAAGAAACAATCTGCACAGTCGTCGGAGTTGTCGGCAGCTTTGTCGCATGGCTGTTCGGCGGATGGGACACGTCACTGGTCACGCTGCTGCTGTTTATGGGCATAGACTATATCACGGGACTTGCTGTAGCAGCCTGCGGCAAATCCCCGAAATCCGATACCGGCAGGCTGTCCAGCAAGATCGGCTGGCGTGGTCTGGCAAAGAAATGCGTTTCCCTGCTGCTGGTTCTGGTGGCGGTGCGTCTGGATATTACCCTTGGCACATCGTACATCAGAGATGCGGTCTGCATCGCATTTGTCGCAAACGAGTTGCTGTCGATCACAGAGAATGCAGGGCTGCTGGGCGTACCGCTGCCGACAGTTATTACGAAAGCAATCGAACTGTTACAATCGAAAGGAAAAGGTGAATGAGTATGAAAGGAATCGATGTATCGAAGCATCAAGGCACTGTGAACTGGTCGCACGTCAAGGCAGACGGTGTGAAGTTTGCCATTATCCGTGCGGGCTACGGCAAGCAGGCATCGCAGAAAGACGCGCAGTTTGAAAACAATTACGCCGGCTGCAAGTCCAACGGTGTGCCGGTTGGCGTGTACTGGTATTCTTACGCAACCACACCGGACGAGGCAAGAAAAGAAGCTGCTGTTTGCCTGAGCGTTATCAAGGGCAAGACGTTCGAGTACCCCGTGTATTTTGACATCGAGGAGCCAAGTGTGCTTGCAAAGGGCAAGGCAGCCTGCACCGCCATTGCAAAGGCGTTCCTTGAAGCTGTAGAACAGGCGGGCTATTTTGTGGGGATTTACTCCAGCAAGGTACATTTGGAAAACTGCATCACAGAAGAGTTGCGGGCACGGTATGCTGTCTGGGTGGCACACTACGGCGTGGATAAGACCACCTACCACGGACAGTACGGCATCTGGCAGAAGTCCAGCACAGGCAAGGTGAGCGGCATTCGGAGTAATGTGGACATGAACGAGTGCTACACGGACTATCCGGCAGTCATCCGCAAGAAAGGGCTGAACGGGTTCAAGGCCGCCCAGACCGCAACAACAGCGAAGCCAGCACAAGCGAAGTCCTGGAAGAAAGGCCAGGCGGTGCACATCGGCAGCAATGTACCGCTGTTCGCCAACGAAACTACCACCGCACCAGCTTCCCGGCTGACCGCCGGAACGTACTACATCTACGACGGCGTGCCGTGCAAGCTGGGGCGCTACCGCATCACCACTACGGCGGCGAATTGCGGCAGGACACCAGTCGGGAAGTATGTTACGGGGTATGTGTCTTGGGATAATTTCAAGTAACACAGAAATGATAATCCGATGCAAATAACGAAAAAACCGGCAGTACAAAACAGGAAACCTCCTGCTGTACTGCCGGTTTTTTTGTACCGAAATTGTCGTACTAAGTGTCGTACTACTGTTTTTTCATAGAACCAAAAAGCACGCAGTCCCGGCATACCGCCGGAGCTACGTGCAAATTCTTGGAGCTGTTAACCAGATTCGAACTGGTGACCTCTTCCTTACCAAGGAAGTGCTCTACCAACTGAGCTATAACAGCATTTGATTTTGTTTGTTTTTGTCGTTTTGGGCGACTCAACGTATATTATTATAGCACAGATATGGGGACTTGTCAACGCTTTTTTTGACTTCCGAAAAAAGAAAAATCATGCGGATTGAAACTTTACTTTCTTTCTCGAATCATTGCAAAACAGCATAAAGTCAGAACTATAATATATCAAAAACAAATCCGGCATTTTCTCCTTATGCCGCAAAAAAACGCCGCCGGGCGGTGATGCCCGATGGCGTTTCCTGGTTTATCCGATTCATTCGCAGGTGACAATATATCCGCTGATGTTGTCGCCGGATGCGGTATAGGTCTTGCCGGGGATGGTCACATCCACATCGTTTGTGCCGCCGATGCCCACATAGAATACCTTATACTGCTTTCCGTCCGCTGTGATCTCCAGCGGATTTGCCGGGGTGTAGCTGTGGATCTTGTCCACATACTCTTCCAGGCACAGCTTGTGTTCTGTCATGTAAACAGCGTGGGGAACGCCCACATAGCGGAAGGTATAGCTGCGGCTGTCCTCGCCGGTCTTTTCTTCCTTGCCGTCCGGATAGCGCACCACAAAGCCGTACTCTGCGGCGTGTTCAGCGATCCAGCTGTACTGCGGATATTTCTCCGCATTATAATAGTCCGAAGTGCCGTCTCCGAAGTTGATCTTCAGATTAAAGCTTCTGCCGCTGTGATAGTCGGATGTGCCGCCTTTGAAGTCGGTGCTGCCGTCTGCATACCGTGCATCCTGGTCTGCCTTGTCCCGATAGCCGCTGAATACCTGCATTCCGCTCAGTCCGGTCTCCTTTTCAAATGCCGCCATCATCTCGTTCAGATGCTGGATCGTCTCAGCGTCCAGCTGGACTTCCATATCGCTGACGCTGTAGGAACTGTTCCGGTTCTCATAGACACTTTTGAGTTTCGGGTCGCCAGTGGGGAAATCGTAGGAGTGATCTTTGTTAATAAGGATCAGATCGCCCTTGTTCACGCCCTTGGCAGCCAGTGTGATCTGCTTGCCGTCGGTCAGACTGCTTTCCTCTGCCTGCGTTGTCTTTGTGGTGTCCGTAGCCACATCCGGTGCGTCGGTCTGGGTATCCTTTTCGCTGTTTTCAACCTTTTCGGCAGAAGTAGTCGCTGTTGCCACCGGTGTGCTGCCGGACTCCTCCGGGGACTTCCGGCGCTGGCAGCTGTGGAAACACAGTGCGCCGATCAGCAGGACGATCAGCAGAAACGGTACGCCCACCGCAGCGATGCGGTCCAGCCGGAGCTTGCGTTTTCTGGCGTGGCTGCCTCCTTTTCTGGCTGCTTTTTTATCCACATCCGGTTTCGGGGATGGTTCTTTTGCATGACTGATCGGTTTTTTCGGTTCGCTCATGACAGATGTTCCTTTCTTTGCAGAATTGCCGCATCAGCGCCTGCTGTGCATTTTCTGCGCACAATAAGCCGGCGGTCTGTCCAAATCCGAAATCCATTCCGGAGCGGATGCGGCAGTGCTTTCATTATACCATATTCCCCGAAGATTTTCAAGTCAAATTTTGTCGTATCCGGAAAAGCGGTTTCCCGGCGCAGCGCAGGGGCGTGCCTTTCAGACACTCCGGCGGGAGAGCCGCAGCAGGGGAGTCGTTTTTTGCATCCGCATTTTCACTTGACAAAACCAGGAAAGCGTGGTATACTTAGTTGTACGTTCTTTCCCACAGATATTTTGCGGATGTGGTGAAATTGGCAGACACGATAGATTTAGGTTCTATTGCTCCGGCGTGCAGGTTCAAGTCCTGTCATCCGCACCAGAACAAAACGCTCAGAAATGACGCAGCTGCGTTGTTTCTGAGCGTTTCTTTTTTTGTGCCGGGGGCTGTCCTTTATTTGTCCTTTATGCAGGCAGTTTGTCCGGATTTGTTGAAATTAAGCAGAAAAAACGGAAAATTTTTTCTATAAAGCGTTCTGAATTAGGCGGCAAAGTATTGCTGTTTTATACCGAGTTTTTCACATTCTTCATCTTGTCTTATATTTATGGAGCATATCCATAGCATACTGAGAGGACTCTTAAAAACCTAGTATTTCTCCTTTGTGTAATTCATTGTATATTCAAAGTATGATACTTCAGTTGTGCAGTCTTATGCAGTTAATTTATTTATAGTATATAACACATTATTTTAGTTTTACATTTGCTTTGAGCAGAT